TGTCCCCATCTACACCTTGATATGAATCTGTTTCTTGGCCTTCTTTTATAAACGAATGCGTTCTAACGTCAGCTTCAAACTCACCGTCGCCAAACTCTTCATTAGAATTCTGCTGTGTTTCAAGAGGATCGTCTGCATCGTAATCGTCCTCCATCATCTGGACTTCAGGGCCATTACGGCGCGCACGTTCAGCTAAGGCTTCTTCGGTAGATACAATATCTACACTGCCTCCTTCTGGCATTAGTTTTATTGCCGCAGCCCTAGCTGCAGCAAGTCCCGCATCGTTTGTTGATTCTTCGGAGACAACATCGCCGTACTTGTCGACTACCTTAACTACAAGCGCATCGCCGTCTGTTTTGGTGTTGCTATATCCTAACGCCGCAGCAAGGACTGTATCGGAGGCTTGACCTTTAACTACGCCTTCAGCAACGTCAAAGTCAGTAGAGATAATCGTGCCTCTTCCAGGAACAAAAGCCGCCCATGCTGTTTTTCCATTAACAAACACTTTATTAATTTTGTTTGGGGTAGCGCCTTTTATGCGTTCGTCTGGCTCTGTCCCTGATACCCAGACAGCTTCTTTTGAGCTAGTGTCATCAACCATCGCTGATAGCTGCGCATCTATGTCTCGCTTTGCTTCAGCAGTAGTTTGATCTGGCGCGGCACTGGCAATATCATCGGCTGCGCGATTACGGGTCATACTCTCTTTAATAGAGTCGCTCATGCCTGCGGCTTTTTCGGCAACACTAGCGGCTATGCCAACTAAACTGGCGTTTGATACTTCGTTGGCGCTTTGCGCTAGTAATGAGCCAGCGCCACCCGCTGCTCCGCCGCCAAAGAACCCAACAAAACCTGCATTCAAGCGACGTAGATTTGCGTCAGCGTCAGTGAACGTATCATCCATATCCATACGGTTGCGGATTGCTATCTCTTCTTGGGCAAGTTCAGCTGCGCCTTCTAATGCGCCACCTTTTGCATACCCGCCACCTGCAGCTGCCGCAAGCCTACCCATAACAGAATTAGGTCCAGCTGACTTCTTTGCCGCTTGGTTGCCTATTAGTTTCAGCAAACCAACTTCACCAAATACGCCTATTGCCGCCTGTGGCAAAGCAAGCAAGCCCGCGCGTATTGCCTGCTGGCTATCGATCTCACGCCCTGACTCTAATGCTTCACTAATATTTCCGCCGGATAACGGGGCAAATTCTGATATGCCCGCGCCAATTACGCCGCCGGTTTTCATATCTCCTGTTCTTTGTAAGCTTCGTACCGCAGAAGCCTGGTTCTTGAGGAACCCATTCCGCGCTAATACATGAGCTTCCTGTGTAGCCTCAAAAGCAGCTTGGGCAATGTTTCTCTGGTCGGGGGTCGCTTTTTTGCGCGCAACGGCGACTAAAGAGTCTTTGATAATATTCTTTGCTGCGGCTCGGCTACTCTGCTTTAGAGTCTCTTTACCAAGAACCATCGCAATACTACCTACGCCCGCACCTGTTACCGTGCTAAGTACGCTAGGCATTAGTTGCCCCGTGCCACTTACTACCTGTGTTAAAAATCCCTCAACAGTAGGCTCTTCTAAAAAATTAGCAAAAGTTTCTATACCTTCCATCGGAATGGCAGCAAACTCTTCGGCTATTCGAGCGTTAGTTATTGAATCAGCTACGCCTTCTGCATCGCCCTGCAGCGCGTCAATACCCGCACCCATATATTTAAGGTCAGCTGCAAGCGACTCAGCACCACTTCGCATCCCTCTTCGAAACGTCTCTACCATATCTGATGGTGGAAGCCCGTTCGCGTCTAACAAATCGTTATTCGCAACCATACCTGCAGTAACGGATCTATTGTCGCCTGCTGTAACGACAGAGTTTAAAAGCGCGCTTTCTCTATCAGCTGCTAAGTCAACGCGGCGCGGCTGAGCGGAGGGGGAGTTGTTGACTTGTTTCGCTGTAAAAGCTGCAACTGCGTCTTGTGGTAATGCAGCAGGCGATAACTGTTCGGCTGTAAAGGCAGCAACTGCGTCTTGTGGTAATTGCGCGGGAGTTACCTGTTGTTGGGTAAAGCCTCCGGTACTATTAACTTGAACTAAGTTAGGTGCAGCCCCACCTGCTGCCAACGTATTAGCGTAGGCATTACTACCAATTAAAAAATAGTCGTTGCCTGAAGTTCCATTAGCATCTGTAGAATTTAAATTGGCCGCCCCGTTGGCACCGAGTAAGTGCGACGCTGCTAACAACCCAGAAATTGTATCTTTTTCTGTAGTGTCATCAACTGTCCCATTTTGCCTTAAAGCGTTTAGATTAAAACTTACGTTTTGCTCAAATATTGCATCCTGCAAATCTGTGTCTTGCAGAAATTGGTCTAAGTTAACTGCGCCGCCTTTTCCTGTCCAGTTTGCCGGATCGTTCATAGCGGCTTTATTGCCTGCTTTTGAAGTCCCAGGTTTAAGATAGCCTAAAGTTTCAAGCGCCGACGCACCGAACTGATACCCCCCTGCGTACCCAAGGCTGTTAACTGCTGAGTAATCGCCGGATGATTCTTTGTCGAGTATAGCTGCTTGAAGATTTCCTGCGTAACCTGCTAACACACGGCTTCCTTTTATTTACTATTCTTAGTCGCAGCTGTAATTAAAAAATTAGCGACTTGAGGGTGGTCTTTCAGGATTAACGCTAAATCAACAGTTTGGCTATTGACGCCACTCTCGTCGACATATGCAATAGACGTCATTTTTTGCTTACCATTAACAGTTTTGTATGCGCCTGGTCGAATTCGCGATGAATCAATGTCCATAGTTCCATCAGCTTCGTCTCGAAAAACGTCGAGGAAGTTTTGCTGACTAAAGACATTGTTAGTATCCCCATTAACCATTGCCTGTACATACATGCCGACGCCTATGCTAAGCCGATCCATATACACCGCAGCGGCCTGTTCATCACCTTTTCGAAGCTGGCGCATTTTGCCCATCAAACCACTAATTGACCGCCCAATAATTTTGGCCTCATCCTTACCTCCGCTAAAATCATCGTCTGTAGGAGAGTATGTCCCGTCCTCATTTTTCTTCGACAAACCTACTGTTTCAAGAACGCTGTCTAGCCAAGGTTGAGTATCATCAGCAACTTGTTTTGCTTGCTCTGAATTGTATTTTCTAACGGCTTGCCTGTGTTTATCCAAGTTTATTTGGTTACTGACATTCTGGTTGCTTCGAGTCTGGGCATTGTTGGCCATAGCATCTACTTGAGCTAAACCAACCTCTTGGTCTCCGCGTTCGAAGCTGTTCATCAGTTTTTGGTGGAGGGCCATTTTTTTTGTAGAGTCACCCTTCTCCGTCATCGCCATCATCATCGCGATCCGACTCGCGTTTTGCCGATTGATTTGCCCACTCTTTACCTTCTCAACTAATTGTGCATCAGTCTTTATCTGGTTATGACCAAGAAGGTTGTGAATCTCAGTCAACTGCTCCTGAGTTGGTTTTTGCGTACCATCCATAATGGCTTTGCGCACGTTCTCTGCGGTAAGAGCAGCGGGCGGCATAGTTGCAAATGCAGCATCTACGCGACGCTCTGTAACATATGCCTGCTTTCTCATCGCCGCTGCGTCGTTCTCTTGCTGCGCAGAATCATATTCCCGACGTGGGGTTGCAGGCGCGTCGATATCAGAAAAACCTAGCGCTCGGCCAACTCCGCTTTCTTTCATAGCGTTTAGATCGTTGATAAGGAAGTCGTAAGGCATACTTATTAAGTCTTCAGCGAAAGCCAACAGTTTCCCCCCAGTTACATCTGTCGTGTAATCGACCATCTGAGCTAGGTCAAGCCGCTCGATTACTTTTCTTCGGGTCTCTTTGTCATACCCTTCCCACTTCTCTTTAGTAATGCCTTTATCTGCAAGTAGTAATTCAATTGAACCTTCTTCTCCTGCGCTTTTGTTTTCTGCTCTGCTTTTAGTCCAAAGATCGGTAGCTTTGGCGGTTGCACGTTCGAGCAAGGCGTCAGTGTCTCCACCAATTTTCGTGAACAGTTCTTTTAAAACATTGAGGTCATTAGTTTCAGTAACCCTAGCGTAAAATTCTGCCATCGCGGCGGGGTCATTAGCTAGTTTAGTTGTCGCAGCCTTATCTAAAATCGCTTCTGTCATGTCTGTAAGCTGCTGCTGATTCTGCACAGCCCCTAGGTTGCTCTCACCTACGAGTAAAGCACCCGCGCTGCCTACAAGATAATCTTTGCTAATGCCCGCCTGCCAACGTTTTTCTATGTTTTGGGCGAACTCTTCTTTACTAATTATGCGGGGGCCGTCACCCGCTGCCGCTGATTTACCTTCAGTCAACGGTACGATGTCTCCCGTATCCATGCGCCTAAGTTGCACAATATAGCCATCATCTGGGTTTGGGGCGGGGACGTAGGCATGAAACTGGGCCTGTTGAATCTTGCCGCTCTCGTCTGTAAAGGTTTGATATTCAGGGCGGCTATCAGACATACGCTCAAGTAATTCAGGATGTGTTCCTTGTAACGCGTTCCAGTCCTGAACCAAATCTACTTTTCCTGACGCCAAGAAGATGTCGCTAAAGTTCTGTTTCCCCTCGCGCTGGTCGTTTTCCACATCGGCCGTTGTATTGGCGATATCCTGCTGTTCGCGCATCAATCCGAGCTGCGCATTCTGATTGCGACGGGCTAAATCTTGGCTAGCAATAGCCTGACTTGTACCTAAGGCTGCTTGCGCACCTTGTAAAAATCCCATATCAATATACCTATAGTGCGAATGCGAAAATAGCTGCGGACCCTAAAGAGCCAAGCGTGCTATATGTTTGAGCTTTAGACGCCGCTTTAGCGGACTTATAAGCATTGTTGCGTTGGGTCGCGCTTTGCGCTGCCCCCTGCATCTGGCTTAGAGACGATCTGTTTACGCCCTGCCCTATATTCACAAGATCCGCTATAACACCCTGATTCTGTTCTGCTTGAGCGACGCGTGCGTCGTTTACAGATTGCGCGCCACCAAGAGTATTTGCGCGCGTCAAACTCCTTGCTTGCTCTTGCCGTTGAGCTGGCGTCAACTCAACTCCATACCGCTCTGAGTTACGTTGGGCTACACCAGACATAAGCCCCTGCGCATCAGTGGTATTAGTTCTTGCCTGATCAATTAGAGAAGTATCGTTCTGTGCTCGCTCTATTAGATCCTCTTCGAAGCCGCGATAGTTTTTTATGTAGTCGTTATAGTCATCGCGCGTCATTTTCGCGTAGGTTTTATCTGGATCAGTCACTGTTGGTAAAGTACTCACATAATCACCACCCTGACCTGCGCCAGTCATTGCTCTTCCGCCGTAAACTCCGCCGTAAACTCCGCCATATAAACTCATAATTAATTCCCAAACGGGTTGTTGTCGTACCCAAACGAGTTAGTAGATCTCAATCGATCCTTGAACCCAGTAATGCTGTTCCCCGATTTATCGACAGGGCTGAAGAAACCTCCTGACACTTCCTCAGTCGCGTTTTCGTTAGTAGCCTTATCAATGTAAGTATTACCTTTTGAATCCAGCTTGTCCTTGTTACCTTTGGACTTCATATTCTTAGCACCCTGCATAATCAAAGCCGTAGACATTTGTCCTAGTGCGCCCGTCTTCGCCTCTCGTACTTTTTGTTTTGCCGCAGCCTTAGTGAGCACTTCCGATGCACCCATATTTGCTGCGGCCGCCATGCCCGACTGGCTATCTGCTGCTTGGTCCCTCGCGATTCCTAAAACATTGAGCTGTTTTTTGTTTCTTATATCAGATGCAGCTTCGTCGGCCTGGGCAAGTTGAGCTTGGTATGCTTGAGCCAAGTCTCCGCCACCTGCGCCTGATGACGCCCTGTCGTAGCTAGCCTTTCCAGCAAGCCCTTGCAATGTGTCTGCGTTAGCACGCCCCCGAAGAGTTTCATCTACTCGATCATCAAGTGATTCGTCGCGCATCTTCTGCAATAGTGGATCGTAGGTCCGTTTAAAGTAATCGTTCTCTGCCTTGGCCACAGACGCAGACGCCTTTTCGGCCGCTGAGGGTTTGTACTCACTCTTCTTTGGTTTACTACCCATTACACGTCTCTCGTATAAACTATTGTGTCTATCTGCCAGCCTTGCTCTAAAAAATACTCTCTAAGCTCAGGTACAGCAGACCGTGTTTCTAGCTTCACAAACCCACCGCCTTTGGCTTGTGCTATAAAAAAATCTTGGTGTTTATCTACAAGATTCGTTCCGCGCTCCTTTGCCCACGCTAGCCAAATAAGCATTGTTCGCTCGCCGGTAAACAAATCTGTTTCGCCCGTTGTTACTACGAAACCTTCTGACGTAGTCCATAAAGTTGCTACCCCTTGCTCACACGCGGCGTGTATATCGCCGGTTGCGTATGTCAGCTGAGGATTCGCGTCTAGGATCTCCTGCACCGCAGGTCTAACCCAATGAAAATTGCAGCTAATGTCTGCAACTACAGGGTCACTACCCTCCGTTACCGTATCGACGCCTGGTCTTAAATGCTCGGCTAAATCCACCATATCTAACACTCCTTCGTACTCCGGTATCTGCGCTACGTGCTCTACGCTCCGCGTCAACTACCCCTTCTTGGAATAGAGATCCGTAAATTTGTGCGCCCTGCAAATCAGTCCAGTCTTTGTTTGGTATTCTTAGAAGGCGAAATAATGCACCATTTATAATAGTGTCACGGTAGTCATTCATAATGCTGTCATCACACGCAGTGCTCGTATGAGTAGGCTTCAAAACTGCTCGAACTATAGTGCTGCTAACAATAGTCCCTGATGGGGTAGGTACTAACCAAAATAGGCTTGGGCTTTGCTGGATAAAATATAATGGCACACCCGTATTTTCGCGCCACTTGGGTAGACGTTGTTCGAGTAATGCGCTTGTAGTGGGTTCTAAATCTTTGCCTGAATGAGTCACCCACAATATCTTCTGAACCGACGTACCCGTTGGTGGTTCTAGGTCATACTCGTAGAGCTTAGATACAGTTGTTACAGGGTCTAGCTCAGTTTGATACACGCCTGCCCTTTCACACAGCTCTACTACTGCTGACCTAATACTGTTTGTGATCAGCGTATCCGAACAGCCAGAAACCATCGGGAGTATGTCAGGGAGTAGCGCTTCATAAGAAATCGCCATTCGTTATGCTCCTACTTGCGCTCGACGTTCTATATTAGGATTTGTGATTGCGTCTATCTGCCCTTTTCCAGTTACGGAAGTGGTAAATAGTTGAAAGTGGCTACCGGCCCGTTGGGCGTTCCCTGCATACTCGGCGTCTTTCATATAAGCCATGTATAGAACGTAGTTTAAAATTGCGTTAGCAAAAATATCAGGGATAGATAGGGAGCCGTTTTGTGCGACACTTGTTGGGTTGGAAGAGAAAATAATCTCTAAGTACGCATTGCCAGCAACGCCAGGATATACATAAAAATTACGAGGATTTGATTCATCGTATGTATAGTGCTTAACAACAGTAGTGTGCGCGGCATCACCTGAAACAGTCGGGTCATGCCAATCTGGAGTCTGTCCATCGAGTACTTCTCGGTCAACAAGTCTTACAGCGCGTTTACCCGTTCCACCACTGGCCGCCGACATATTTCTGACAACTTTTAATAACCGATTTCCTGCGGCAGGGATGTCCTGCTTCGTCCCAGTAGCTAAGGTAATAGTAGTGTTAGTGGCGCTTGAATCTGGTTTCAGCAGGGCTATTTCGCGTTGAGCGTCATTTACCCATAAGACAAGCTCGCCGACTACCGGCCAGCGCACACCAGTAGTGTCTTGCAAAACTGTTTGCACTCTATCAATTACACTTTGTACCGTTACAGACATTATCTATACCTACGAGTTAAGGATGGATTCCCAAGCTGCTTCGCGTTCATCAGTGTCGACTGTGACACCCATTTCTTTATTTACTGCTGCGGCTTTTGGGTAACCATCAGCTTTAAAATTCTTTGGCTCACCTTCGTCCATCATTTTTTCAAGAATGGTCACAAGGTTCGCATCAATAGTTTTAACTTCTAATACTTCATCGAAAACTGCTTCTTCAGCGTTCGCTTCTTCAACATACTTTTTGTTATATTCTTTTGCGCCCATCTGTATCGCTAATAAGCCAATCTCGTCTGCAACTGTTATTGGCTCGCCCGCTTGGAATACGATAGCTGCTCCAGCCATTGTGGTAACGCGTAATTCATTTTCACTTACAATCTTCATGATTAGTTCCTATATAAAAGAAACCTCTCCCCCCGAAGGAGGAGAGGGTGTAGTCTTACTTACTGTGCAGTGTCTAAGCAGATAACACCGAAGTCCTGTACATTACCAGTGATATCACTGTTGTACTTGGGCTTGCGGAATCCGAAGATCTTGCCTACAGAGATACCAGACTGGTTGCCATAGTCGAAAGTATCTTCAACCATTTCAGGCAGGCCAATGTCAGCCATCGCCAGAGCCTGAGCTCCACAGAACAAAGCGCGCGCGCCGTTTACATCTGCATTGGCACCCCACTTATATCCAGCTGCTCCAGCGTTGCCGCTAACACCAGAAGCAGCGCCAGACGTGTTGAACACATGACGGAACTCGTGGATCATAACGCCGTCAACCATTAGGCTAGAAGAACCACTGAACAAGCTGTTTGTAGTACCACGTACACCAGCGTTACGAACGTTAGCTAAGAAGCTTGCGTCGAGTTTTAGGTCAGCCATCTGCTGCGGAGTAACGAACATGTGGAAAGTTTCCTGGTTACCTGCACCGCGAATACCACGAATGTACTGGTCTTTGGCGTAGGCTTTCAGGTTAACAATACACTCATAGCTAATCTTGTCAGCTGCGACAACTGCGTTAGTAGCGCCTGCTACAAGACCACCAGTAGCATCCCAGCGACGGTGACGAGCAGCAGTAGGCGCGGATACGTCAGAAGCAAACTCAAGATCAACAAGCTCTTGGCCATTTACAGCGCCGCCAACTACTGTGCGCAATGCACCGTTGTTCTTAAAAGTGTAAGCAACGCCAGAGAGTGTCAAGAACGCTAACTGGTCACAACGGTCAGCCATTGCATAAGCAAGTGCGTCGCGAGACTGCTCACGGAAGTTAACAACAGTCTTCTGGTCGGTCATACGGCCAGCGATGCGGTTAGCGAAACGTAACTGGTCTAGCTCGATGCTAATGTCATACGCGCGGAGGGCTTCTTCGTTGCCTTCCAGAGTAAAATCACCAGTGATACCGTCGCCGGTCATGTCAGCTAGCAAAGTGATGTTAGCTTTCGTGCCTTTGTTATTCTTAGTCAGTTCAGTTACGCGCTGTACCATTGCGTTTGAACCAGAACCAGCGAACTGGTTGATGAAGGATTGGTTGCGAGCTACTTTCCAGAAGTCGCGGCTCCAAGTTTGGAGTTGGTCGCCCGTAAGCGTACCGAAATTTGTTAAGGCCATGATAGGCTCCTAATAAAGTGAGATAATTTATCAGCGACATTAGTGCCACTAATATAAGCAGCCGACTTTTCAGGAGCGGCTAATCCGTTTTCTACTATCGTGTAGAAGAACGTTTAGCGTTGATTAACGAGGGGCGGCCTCGGAAGGTTTTACGCCTAGTACAGGCGAGGGGTACGGTTTTAACGCCTACGGGGCGATCACATGTCGTAGTGATAAACGTATTGTTATATTAGTACAGGTATTATTATTATGCAACACCTAAGTATGTATTATACAGTTACCTCAAGATCAGTTTCGATCCAGACTTTGGCTCCACATGACAGTGGCTTATCTGGACTGTACACAACAGTAGCTACTACCTCGCCATCAGCGGAAACTATTTCTGCCCTATTAACTTTACGGTTCTGTTTATAGTCTTTAACCGTTAACACCGGCTCGGCTGCACCCTTGTTATTAGCGCGTATGTTGTGCTGATTAACGTGAATGCGAGTCTTCATCAATCACCACTTAACCTTATCGGCCCAGTACGCGGCTGACATTACCCCTCTAGCAATGTTCTTGCCGTGCCGTGCTTTGAAGCTAGCGCGCTTCTTTTTCATCTTTTCAGACTCGCCTGCCTTTGGTGCTCCAGCAGTTGACGCGCCTTGCTCTCCAAACCGGATGGTTTTTATCTGCGCCCCGCTCTTAGCCACAACAATATGCGACTTCGTCGGGTGACTAGGTGTACCTTTTGGTTTGTTAAAGCCCGATACTCCTGCTCGGGCTAGTCTTGGGTCTCTTTCAGCTGCCATAATTACCTCGTTATAAAATATCACCGCGTAGGCGCTTTAAAGTTGCTTCAGGGAGCGCAGCAAACTCTTCTTCAGTCATGGTTGTTAGGTCTAGTCCTTTCTCACCGTGCGTCGCAGAGCTTTCACCTGGTAATTCTGGCGGTTGTGCCTCTGCGGCCTTGAGTTTTTTAGAAATTTGCGCTCGTTTATTGGCTAATTCGTCACTTTTCTGCGCCTTCCCAGCTAGACTTGGCGCACTTTCTTGCGCTTGGTCTAGGTCGTTGTCCTTTACAACATATCTGACGGCTTTTGATAGCGCATCAACTGCTTCGTAGCCCTTTAATATAAAAGCATCTCGTAGTTCGACGACTTCATTGGTCATATCCTCGTTATAGTCCGCGCTATCTCGGCTGAATACAGGGTATGCCTCTTCCATCGCGTTCGCAGCTTGCTGCAAAGCAGTCATTTGGCGGTCTTGGTTCACCGTCTGGTTCATTTCTGCACGCATTTCAAACTCTAGCGTGGCTCTTTCGGCTTTTCTGATTTCTCGTCTAAGGCCAACTGCTTTTTCTGTTTCGCCGTCCAGTACCATGTTCTGATAGAGGAGCTCTTTCGCATCAAAGTCATACTCTTCTGGGGCTTCTGCCGATTTTTCAGTTGAAGCATTCAATTCATCCAGTTGTTTTTGTAATGCCTTCTGTTTAGCAAGCACTTCGTCAAGTCGTGCCTTCGGAACCATTGGTTTCTTAGGTGCTTTTACAGGAGCTTCTTCTACTTCAGCTACAGCCTCTTCCTCTGGCTCTTCTTCAACCACCTCTTCGGTCTCTTCTTCCGATTCTGTTCCCTCTTCTGTACTTTGTTCATCTTGAGAAACAATTTCTTCCTCTGGCTCTTCGACTTCTGCTACTTCAGCAAAACTAAGATCTAGTAGCTCGTTATTATCTGCGTCTGGAATATCAGCCCCAGGCATTACGTTGTACTCTATATCGTTTTTTACTACTTCTTCTTGCTCACTCATTTAAGAACTCCTATCGTTCCTGTTGGGTTGTTTGTTGCTGTGTTGAAAAGCAGTCGTCGCTAGCTTAGTTGCCGCCGAAGTCTGCGATTGGTTTTCTTTAAGGGTGTTAGATGAGGCTGATAGCTCACGTCTCAGATCAAGCTGTGCTTCGTTAATATCAACCTTAGTTTGTAGTTCAGCCATTCTTATCTGTGGATCTACTTCTGTTATGTCTTGGACCTTAGCAATGTTCACTGCAGCTTCGGCTTGTAGCTTCCTTACTTCAGCTTCTAGCTTCGCAATCTCAAGCTGGATCTGCTGATTTTGTATTTGCGCCTGTGCTGCCTGTGCTTCTTGCTGCTCTGGAGTCGGCGGTTCCTGCCCAGTCATAACGCGAATACGTTTGGCTAGCTCACCTTTTCTAGCTAGGTGGCTGTATTCGATGATCGCATCGTCCGGTATAGCTACCCCGACCTGGCGCAAGTTGATAGCTTCAGCGAACTGCACCTCGTCGAAGCTGTCTCTTGCGGGCGCGGTTGTTACAACAACGTCGTACTCGCCTATTGTTAGATTGTTAATGATCTCCCCTTCTGGGGTCTGCTCATTCACGACCATTTCTTCGCGGGGCTTGAGTGGGTCTGCTTCGTTAGTGACCTGAATAACACGCTGCTCTGTATAGAAGGTCTGTACAAGATTAAGAATCTTCTCGGCTAGGTACTGTCGAGACTTACGCAGGTTATCCAAAGGTACTTGGATCATAATTGCGCCACGGTTCTGCTTGGCTTGGATTGCAATACCTGATACTTCTGCGCTGTCCGTGCCCAACATGCTGTCGTTGACGCCAGATATAGTCTTAATGTTTGCAGCTGCTTTTTGGGCAATACGGTCTAGGCCAGTAGGTATCTGGTTAGGTTGAATCTTACTTGGGGGTGCAGTGCCACGCGCATACTCAAGTACCAGTCCGGTCTCTGCGCCATGTTCTTCTAGGTCATCAGCGGTCATACCAACTAACGATCCTGACTCAACCATCCAACCACTATTAGCTGTAGTATTAACTATGTGCAACTCTTGAGAGGCTATTTTGTTCAGCTGCTCCTGGGGAGATAGTAGGTTTCTGACAACACCGAACGGCCTGCCTCTGCGGAAGTAGCAGAAGAACGGAACAATCGTGAATTGATTATAGGGAGACCAATCATCATGCAGCACGACTTGGTCGCACGTCACGGTCCAGCGTACCTTGCGGGTCACTTTACTGATTAGGGTTAGATTGTACTGTTTAGCGAACTTCTTATTCTTATTATCGGTCCATTCGTCTGGTGCTTGGCGTTGATCCCCTGTATCGGGGTCGACGAAGAAAGAAGCGCGCCCGAGCTTCTTGTGTTGGCGCTCCACGACGCGCAGTGCTCTTACATTACGATATTCATCGTCACCTGCTACTCCTGCGCCAAAATAATCGTTAGAGTTCTCTGTATCACCGAACCGTGTCTCTTGGTACTCAACTGAATCAGGCCCAAAAGACATACCGTTCTCAGCTACAAACAGTAATCGTTCTGATTTGTCTTTGCCATACAGCTCTTCGATCTCATCGAGTGTCATCCATTTAGTCTCGAACACCTCGTTCCAAGTCTTTGGGTCTGCATCTTTAGCGTCGGGGTCGATAAGTATGTCTAGCGGGTCTTTGGCTACGATTCGAACCTCGCCTTCGATGTGATCACTGAAGTCCATGCGAACATCAAAAAACCCACGACCGTCCATAATCAAACCGTCACTGAACACCTGCTGCTCTACCCAATCCAGCTTGTTATTATCTGCAATCTGCATATACAGCTTAGTTAAAGTAGTCGCTACGTCTAGATTACCGCCTCTACGGGGCTTGAACTGGATGTCTGCTCTGCGCGTTGACTGCTCACCTAAGATGGTATTAACAGTAGGGAGAATGGTATTAATAGTAAGCGCTGGACGCCCCTCTTGTTCTAACGCAGCAGCATCGTCGGCATCCC